CTTAGTACCCGATCATGTCGAGACTTCATATCCTGATCTGGTTAATTTTCTTAAGACATATGCATTATATTTAGAACGTTCAAACGAATCAGGCTTTTATCTTAACTCATTAGATATTCAAAGAGATATTGATCATGTTGAGGAGAATCTACTTACTGAGTTGCAGAACGAAATTGGTATTGCTGTACCGCGAGACTTCGCTACAAATCCAAGAACATTCTATAAGCACTTAATCGAATTCTATAGAAGTAGAGGTACACCTGAATCAATCACATCGTTCTTTCGTGTTATATACGATGATGAAGTAGAAACATATTTTCCATTCGTAGATATACTTAATCCATCTGATGGAAACTGGACGGATCAAGCGGCCGCTATTCAGGCTGATAGAACTGCATTTACACCTACGAATACAATTACAATATCTGGTACACCAACTGAAGTAACTGGAAATAATGATGCAGGTAATGCTATATTTTTAGATGATGATGTTGTATTTGTTAATAACTCATTTAAAACTCCAGGCACAGATTATACTGAGACTGTATATTCAGATACAACTACTAAATACAAATTAACATTTACAACTGCTTTAGCTAACAATGATGTTGTAAGAACATATCCAAAGGGTTTGTTTACCAATAACGATGGATTCTTATCAGATAAAAAGTTTTTACAAGACTCTTTTTACTATCAAAAGTTTTCATACGTATTAAGAACTGGTTCAAACATCGCAGATTGGAGTAATGCATTTACAAGATTAATCCATCCAGCAGGATTTAAGTTCTTTGGTGAGATTGCGATACTCATTAAAGTACTCGATCAAGGAAATACACAAGCACAGCTTGGTAATCAATTACCAGTTGGTGAAATTAGCTTTAACATCGGTGCATTCCAAGTTGGACCAGTAAGTTTCAACTCGCACATATTAGAGAAATCGTATACTCACTTTACTAATGGAAGTTCAGAACTTAGTAAGATAGGTATGCAGAACCATTGGGATAATATGAAGTTTAGATATTTAGGTCCAAACTCAGATTTAGCCCATTGGACACTACAAGATAGTATAAATAACAATATAACAACGCAATTCGGAATGGGTGGAGCTAGTTCACTCGTTATTTCATAAAACAAAGGAAAAGACATGGCAGCAATAATCACAAGTAAATTCAGACTGGATTCAACGAATAAGTTTGTAGAAAGTCTAAGTGATAATCAATTCTATATGGCCTTGGGACGGCCAAATGCATGGGCAGATGATTCTGTTCCAGATACCCCATATGAAAATGACTACGCATCACATACTTTATGGGAAAACATGTTCGCCATGAAGAGAGTTGATGCTGGAGACATTGTTCATAGTGCACCAAGATATCTATGGGTATCTGGTACAACTTATATAGAATATGATGATCAAGATACAAACATAGAAAGCAAAAAATATTTCGTTATCTCAGCGAATAATAATGTTTATATGTGTTTAAAGGCAGGAGCAGGAGCTTCTACTACTAACCCTGACGACACAGGTGTTCAAACATCAGGTGTTATCAATCATAGTGGATCAGATGGTTATATATGGAAATACATGTATACAGTCCCAACAGCTGATGTAACTAAATTCTTAACATCATCATTTATACCAGTAAGACGTATAGCAGAAGCACCAGCAGGTGGAGCTGATACTGCATTGACTAATCAGTGGTCAGTACAAGGCAATGCTGTTGATGGAGCAATCTATAATATGAAAATTACTAATGCAGGAACTGGATATACATCAGCGCCTACGGTAACAATTTCAGGTAATGGTTCAAGTGCTACAGCGACAGCTACGGTATCTGGTGGAGCGATCACAGGTATTACAATGACTAACGTTGGTACAGGTTATCGTCATGCTACAGTTACTATAACTGGTGGTTCAGGTTCAAACGGTGCAGTAAGACCAGTGATTGGACCAATTGGTGGATTTGGTAAAGATCCTACTAATGATTTAAGAGCACACTATGTAACAGTCAATACTGTATTTACTGGTGATGAATCAGGTACAATTCCAGATTCAAATGACTTTAGACAAATAGCAGTTGTTAAAAACCCTATTGAGAAAGCAAATGAGAGTGCAACGATCTCAGCCACAAACTCAATGGTTGTAGGTAACTTCTATAAGATCTTAACAAAAGGTAATACTACAGATGCTAACTTTGCAACTGCAGGATCTACATCTGGTAATCCAGTTGTTGGTGAAATATTTAAAGCAATCGCTACAACATTATCAGGTTCGAGCACAGGTACTATTGCACAAGTTGCAGAAGCAAGTGCATATAATACATGTAAGAGTGTAACGATTCCTGCTTCATTAGCATCTACATATGTTGCTGACTTCGCATTTGAAGGTCATACAGGTGGTACGGTTGGTGCTAAAGGTATCGTTGTAGAATACAATAACACAAGCGGTGTATTACATTATATACAAAACGAAACTACTGGGTTCGGTACATTTACTACTTCGCATTTGACGAGAGCAACTGGTTCATCAGGTGCTGGTAATCAAATCTCAGCTGTAGCTGCACCTCTTATTAATCATCATCAAGGTGATGTAATGTTTGTAGAGAATAGAACAGCTACAACACGTGGAACAGGACAAGTAGAAACAATAAGATTAGTAATCGCATTTTAAATAGGATAGAGACATGGCAATAGCATTTAACGTAGAACCATATTGGGACGACTTTGAGTCGGTTGCATCAGGCAACACGCTCAGTCCTAAAGAACAATATCAAAGGATATTATTTAGACCCGGTAAGGCGGTACAAGCACGAGAGTTAACTCAACTGCAATCATCTTTACAACATCAGATCTCTGCTACAGGAGATCACATATTTAAGGATGGCTCGGTTGTTGTACCAGGTGCAGTACACCTACATAATAAAGTTGACTATGTAAGATTATCAGCATGTAACACAAGTGCAGTTGCAGATATTATTGGTACTGAATACACTGATAGTACAAATGTTGCTCGTGTTATTCATGCTACATTAGCAAGCGGTGATGATTCTATTACGTTATTTGTACAATACATTTCAGGTGCGGTGTTTGCCGCAGGTGCCTCGCTAACAGCAACTGGAAGTAAGACAGCTACAGTTGCAAGTTCTAATGATGCGAATGGTAAAACTCCAGTTGGATTTGGTTCAATTGTATCTATCGAAGATGGTATCTATTATATTAAGAGACACTTTGTTACAGTTAAAGCGAAGACAATTGTTTTAAACAAATACTCTTCTGATGTATCATTTGATATTGGCTTACTTGTTACAGAATCTCTTGTTAGTTCAGGTACTGATTCATCTCTCAATGATAATGCTACTGGCACTCCTAATGAGTCTGCTCCAGGTGCACATCGTTATTCTATTACAGCAGCGTTATCTTCTCAAGCAGTCAATGCAAGCTCTGGTAACTTTGTTCTTATTGCTCGATTAGAGTCTGGTATTATTACAAAGAATGCGAGAACAGCTGATTATAATGTGCTCGAAGATGAATTAGCACGTAGAACATTTGATGAATCAGGTAACTACTATGTTAATCCATTTAAAGCTACTGTTAAAACACATCAAGCCTCAAGCCCTGATGCTACGAAGCTAACTACTGTTGTTGAGCCTTCGAAAGCATACGTACGAGGTTATGAGATCGAGACATTAGCAAATACAAATGTCCACGTTGATAGAGCAAGAACATCTGAAGTAGTTGATGATAAGCTTGTAGAGATTACTCATAATAACTTTATTGAAGTCACAGCGATGACTGGAGTTCCTGATATTACCACATTTGGTAAGATATCGATTGAGAATTCTAGTGGTACAGAGATTGGTACATGTAGAGCTCGTTCAATTGAGAGAGTAAGTGGTAATGGTGCATCATCTGCATCAAGATATAGAATACATATATTCGATTTTACTGGTACAATGACAGCTGCAACTCAGCTAGATGACAAAGAAGGCACCGCGGCAGGTACAGCCTTTGCCGCAACAATCGCGGACAGTGGCGCTGCGACCGCATATAACATCGGCCCTGACAGTTTAGTATATGAGTTACCATATAAAAGAATTAAAACATTAGACGGAGAAGTTGATGAATCTGCTGCAGATGATTTTGACTTTAATTATAATGTTAATCGTATAGTTGGTAGTGCAACAGTATCAGGTTCTGGTACTGCTACATTTACTGCGTTATCAGCTGGAGAACAATTTGGTTCGAAAGCAGCTAACACAAACTGGATTTTAATTAACGATACAAATGATGGAGATGGTGGTGAAGAAGTAGTAGGTGCTGATATTACAATTAATAACAGTGCAAACCCACCGAGTGTTGTGATTGCTAACTTACCAACATCTGGAAATTTAGGTGGTGGTGGTAGTGATGGTGCTGTAGGAGATACAGTAAGACTTATCGCTCCAATGGTACGTACACTAGGTCAAAAGACAAAGACTCTGAGTTCAAATACTGCTGTAAACTTTAATGCAGGCACAGACTTTACTGGTACTGGTCAAGCTCTTGGACATGCAGATGTACATGAATTAGTATCAGTTGTTGAGACTTCTGGTTCTGCTAACGTTACTACTCACTTTGATTTAGATAACGGACAAAGAGATGATTACTATGATGTTGGTCGTATTAAGTTAAAGACTACATCAAACTACACAGCGGCCGTAGCACTTACTATTACATATAAGTATTTCTCGCATTCAACAGGAGACTTCTTCTCAGTTGATTCATATACGGGTCAAATCGATTACGCGGATATTCCTAAGTTAGGTGATATAGAATTAAGATCTGCTGTTGACTTTAGACCAAGAGTTGGTAATGCTGGTGGTAACTTTACAGGAACAGGTGCTACAACAGCAGTTGCTCCAGTAAGATTCTCTCAGTTCTCAACAAATATTCAATACTATCTGCCAAGAATAGATAAGATTTATCTTGACTCAAAGGGTGTATTTGGTGTTTCGCCAGGTGTTCCAGCGGTTTATCCTTCTCCACCTTCTATTCCTACAGATGCAATGCATTTATACACGTTAAAGATTCCTGCGTATACTACAGGTCCTGACGAAGTTACTCTTGACTTTGTAGATAATCGTCGTTATACAATGCGTGATATTGGTCGTATTGATAAGAGAATAACTCAGATCGAATACTATTCAGTACTATCATTCCTTGAAGCTGAAGCACAGAATAAACAAATTATAGATGGAGCTTCAAGCTTACAAAGATTTAAATCAGGTTATTTAGTAGATGCATTCTCAAATACAAGAATGTCAAACTCTTCATCGCCTGAATATCGAGCTTCAATTGATTTAAGAAATCGTGTACTAAGACCACCATTTGCATCTGGTAATGCTCCATTAACATATGTTTCTAGTTCATCAGGTACAACAAAAACTGGAGACTTAGTTACATTACCATATACTCATGCAGCAATGATAACACAAGGTCAGTATTCTGGTCAAATCAACGTTAATCCATATGATGTATTTAACTGGACTGGTTCAATGACACTAACTCCATCATCTGATGAGTGGAGAGATGTTGATCGTAGACCTGAAGTTGTCATTAATAATGATGGTGAATTTGATGCAATGATGAATGCTTTACAGCCTCAAGTAGGTACAGTATGGGGTGATTGGTCAACAAACTGGACTGGACAAGAATGGGAAGCTCACGGAAGACGTAGAGAATTATTCAATACTGGTACATCAACACGAGTAGGTGTACAACAAACGATTGAGGTACAAACATCAAGATTTAGTGTTGGTGATCGTATAGTAGAGGTTAACTTTATACCATTCATGAGAACAAGATTAGTTGCCTTCGCTGCAACTCGTATGAAACCAGGTGTTCAGGTATATGCATTCTTTGATGGTACTGCAGTAGCAGACTTTGTTAAATCAGGAAGCCATTCATTTACACCTTTGGTTGGTATTAATAGTTTAACTGCTCATCCAGGTACAGCATCTACCCTCACAACTGATGCGAACGGTGCAGTGTCTGGTACATTCCTTATACCAAATAACTCTACACTTAATTTTGCTACAGGTGATAAAGAATTTAAACTAACTCAATCATCTACGAATGATGACGAGACAACTACTACATCAGCTACTTCAACATACAGAGCTACTGGATTACTTGAAACAAGAGAGAATGTTATTGTTTCAACACGTACTCCTGTTATTTCAAGAGTAGCTGTTAATGAATCAGTAGATGCAAGATCATCGACTGGTAGAGTTAGATGGGTTGATCCATTAGCGCAATCAATATTACTTGATAAAGCTGCATTCGTTACGAAGATTGATTTAATATTTACTGCAAAAGATAGTGCTATACCTGTAACGGTAGATATACGTGAAATGGTAAATGGATTCCCAACTCAAAACATTATTCCATTCTCTGAAGTAACTCTTAATCCTGGTTCGGTAAACATTGATGGTACAGTATCTACATTTACATTCCCATCACCAGTATATCTACAAGATGGTGTTGAGTATGCAATTGTTATTATGGCTAACTCAAATAAATACATGGTACGTTATGCTGAGATTGGTAAGGAAGATCAGAACGGTAATAGAATATCACAACAACCATATGCTGGTGTATTATTTAAATCTGCGAATGCTTCAACATGGAGTCCAGATCAAAATAAAGACTTAACGTTTACATTACATCGTGCAAACTTTGATATTTCTACTACTCGTACAGCAGTATTAAGAAATGCTGAGTTACCTTCAAGAGCGTTAGTTACAGATCCATTAACTACTGTGGCAAACACTGCTGCACAAGATAACATTATTACCGTAGCTCATCGTGATCATAGTCATTCAGCTGGTGATTCAGTTACTCTTGCAGGTTTCGCTGCGACGAATGGTTATACAGCTGCTGAGTTAAACAAAGCACACACAATTACTGCAATCGCAAGAGATAGTTATACGATTACAGTTGCTGCAGCTAATCACGCAAATGCGATTACTGCTGGTAATGGTGGTGGTTCAGCGTGTCAAGCAACAGAAGGTTTAGAATGGAATACAGCTCGTCCAATGTTACAACAAGTTGTATTGCCTAATACAGTACAAACTTGG